GTTATTAGTATTGGAGATACGTCTGTCACTATAAAAGGAACGTATAGAGGAATAGATGATAATTCTGATGTTTTGTTGTGGGATGGATTAAATGCAACAATTATTCGCAAGTGTGCAGAAGAAACTGTAACTATATTGGAAGGGAATTGTCATTTAGACCATAATAGAATATTTGTATTAGATATATTCAAAAATATTTATCTAACTGCGAGTCATAAATCAATGTTGTCTTTTGCTGAGTGGTCGAGCTATGCAGAGAGTACCCAAAATAATTGCGCAGCAGTCGGAAAAAGAAGTTTTTATTACAGAGGTAATGATGGAGCTGGTTTTGAAACATTAGAAGAAGGTCTTGGAACATTATTAGGTAAAACAATAACCATAGTAGGGCAATTAGAAACACCTATTATAGAGGAAATTAATGATAAAGATGTAATAACAGCTTTAAAAACATTGGCTACAGTATCTGGTTCTAATATTATATCAGTTACACCTACAGCTAAAACCACGATTAAATATTATTTTGATATTAAAAAGTACATTGATTCAAAAATTAAGTAGACGGTAATTAACTAAATGAGGTTTTAACTAGTATACGATCAATCGCACGAATTACATGTTCTTTTATGAAGAGAAAGAGATATAGAAATGTGTCTCATTCTCTTCTTTTTATTTTATTCAAAAATGGAGGTTCAAATCATGATTATCACAGGAATGGATCACTTTCAGAGCGTAGCGAAAAAGAAACTTGTCGAATGGTACAACAAGTATGGACCAGCAGGCACTCTTAAGATACCACCAATCGACTTATCCAATGTGTTTATCGTCTGGTCTTGCAAAACTTTGCAGAATTACAAGTGTCTTGCATCAACTACAGTCAGTGGCGATGGTATCTATGCTGAGTACACTTATAGCGGCGATAAACAGGAATTGTATGAGGACGTGTATAAGAAATTGACCAATACTTGCCATACGGAGGAATAGGAGTTTAAAACATGAAAATATTTATCAGTCAGCCTATGACCTATAAGACTAACGAAGAAATTCTTGATGAACGAAATATGGTGTTTAATTTATTTCGTTTAATTGTTCCGTCAAATCAAGAGGTAGAAGTCATTGATTCATTTTTCGAAGATGCTCCGCCTGACGCTAAACCGTTATGGTATATCGGAGAATCTATCAAGCTTATGGCTGATGCAGACGTTGTTTATTTCTGTAAAGATTGGCACAAATATCGTGGATGTACAATCGAACACGAATGCGCCGTTCGTTATGGCAAAAAGATTATTTATGCATAAATTCTGAAAGGAGGCGCAATTATGTCTAAAACGTTTACACAGTCCGAATGGGGACGAGTCAGAGGTATTTCAATGGCTGCTAGTGGATGCGGTCCTTGTTCTGTTGCTTGCATCGGTACGAATATCAACCCTAACCTCAATCCTCGAAAAGTTGCTGAGTGGTTAGCCGATCACGGTGATTTCTATTCATCAGGAACAACAAGAGCAGGTATTACGTCAGCGCTCGAACATTATGGATTCACAATTGAAGGATATTACAAACCAGAGCATGGTGGTGGCACTTCTTGGAAGAACGCTATGGCCAAGATGAAGTCGCTTAAAGAGCCATGGTGGGCGGTATTTTTAACTGTCGGTAAATCCAATGGTGCCAAAGATAATTTTTGGACAAGTGGCGGTCATTTCTTAGCTTGTACAGATTTGTCTAATGGTAAGCTTTATATCCGGGATTCTGGTGCTCGTGGTAATACTGGATATTTTTCACCAGAGAAACTTCGTTACGACACGAATTGCATCTGGATCGTTACAAAGAAATCCTCTAAACGTGGATACACAGGTGCTTTTCCGACACTGCCTAAGAAACAGTGCTTAATTTCTGGAGATACAGGCGAACAGGTAAAACGTCTTCAGTTGTTCTTACGCTGGTATGGCACGTACCGATCTAAAGTCGATAAAGATTTCGGAGCTAAGACAAAAGCTGCAGTTATTGCCTTCCAGAAAGCCGAGAAATTATCTGCCGACGGTTCATTTGGTCCTAAGTCTTTAGCAAAAGCCAAGACAGTTAAGAGGTGACAATTATGAGAAAGAGACTTTTAGCAATTTTTATTTGTGCATTTTTTGTAGTAGCAACTGCGGTTCCGGCTTTGGCTTGCACACCACCGCTGGACCCTCCAAAAATGCCAGACTTGGAAAAAGCATATGAAGCTTGCAGAGAAGCTGGGAAGAAGGCTGTTGAGAATGTGGTGATTCCAGACTCTTATTTCAAAACTGAAACGGAATCTGAGACAGAAACAGAAACAGAAACTGAAACAGAAGCACCATCAACAGATTGGTCTTCTTATTTCCCAGATTCATTCACAAATATGATGAATTGGTTTCGCAAGGAGGTGAATTCAAAATGGAACAGATTATCAACTATGTCAAACCAGAATTAGTTGTCTTAGCTGTCGTTCTCTACTTTATTGGTATGGGCATCAAAAAAACAGAGAAGATTAAAGACAATTATATTCCGATGATCTTAGGTATGCTTGGCGTTGCTCTCTGTGCAATCTGGGTAATGGCTACAAGTTCATTCGGATCAACCAATGATATTTTCATGGGAATTTTCACAGCACTCGTACAGGGCGTGTTAGTTGCAGGTTTATCTGTATATGTAAATCAGATTATTAAACAGGCAAACAAGTAAGGACGGTGATATTATGTTTCGTGGTACGACACCCACTTTGGAATTCGTATTACCGTTCAATACCGATTTGCTGGAAAATATTTTAATGACAGTTGCACAGAAAAATGTGCCTATCATAAATAAGACGATTGCGGACGCGACATTATCCGAAAACATCGTTACAATTCAATTATCACAAGCGGATACATTGAAACTTAACGATAAGTATGATGCACATGTGCAACTGCGAGTAAGAACTAAAAACGATGAAGTGATGGCTTCTGATATTTTCAGAGTTGCTGTTTCACAAATTTTAAAAGATGGGGTGATTTGATGACATTCAATATTAATAAATTCGATGGAATGCAATCACACATCAAAGTTCGTTTTGACTATTTTCAACAGGTTATGATTACACCTGACGCATATGAAGGCAACTATACAGTAGTTCCAAAAGCTGAATCACAGGAACTTCTGACAAAAAAAAAGTATATGGATGATAATGTCACTATTACTGCTATTCCATATTTTGATGTCGCTAATCCGTCTGGTGGTCAAACCATATACATTGGAAGCGAGGTAGAAATTAATGGGTAACAGTAAAATTATTTACAATGGTAAGGTTCTGATCGACTTAACAGGCGATACCGTCGACGCAAGTAAACTTTTAACAGGTATCAAAGCACATGATAAAGCAGGTAATGCTATCACAGGTACATGTGCATACAATGCTAATACGAACGACGCCACATCTGCAGCCGCTGAGATCCTGAAAGGAAAGACAGCATATGTAAAGGGCTCTAAAGTAACTGGTACTATGCCTAACAATGGAGCTGTTTCAGGCAATATTTCAACGGTTGCTGTAACGGGTAAGCATTTATATTTTATGGAGGTATAATTATGATTGTTTTATCAAATGCAACTGCTCAGACGATTCAGCCAGGGCAGGCGATTACCTTTAATACAAAAATTCTTCGTACAGGATGTAACGAGTGTCATCGTGAAAATACGGGTTCTGTCAAAATGAGAGCAGCTGGAATTTATGTTGTATCTTTTTCCGGTAACATTGGAGGGGCAACTGCAGCTACACCCGTACAGTTATCAATTCAGATTGGCGGAGAAACTCTGCCTGAAACGACAATGATTTCTGTACCTGCCGCAGCTAACGACTTGAATAATGTCTCGACAACAACAATTTTACGGAATTGCTGCGGAGACTATGATCGATTAACAGTTGTTAATACTGGTACGGTTCCTGTAATCGTTGACGCAAATACAGCATTCGCTGTTCGTCGTGTGGCATAGGAGGAGGTGATGGTATGGGTAATGAATGCAAAGCTATTTGCGAAATCAAAGAAAAATTAGAGGAGCTTGTTAAGTCTGAATTAGAGCAGGGGCCGCAGTATATTAGTACAGCAGAACTTGGCGAAGTAGTAGACATGATTAAAGACATGGCTCAGGCTAAGAAATATTTGATGGAAGCTTGCTATTATAAGTCAGCTGTTGAAGCGATGGAAGATGCAACTGAACCATACGGATATACACCTGATCTTTGGAAGCGGATGTATATTCACAAACCGTATATGGATCAGTCCCAGTCCTATGACGACAATTATCGTATGGGTTACCCAATGGATAAAGTTGATTGGCAGTACGAATTGCCGATTCGCTATGGTAAATCTTATGGGGATTTCAAAATGGCAAGAAAGCATTATACGGAAACCAATTCACCTCACGATAAGGAAGAAATGGACACCCATGCGATGGAGCATATGTCTAACATGATGACAACTGTTCGAGATATTTGGAAAGCTGCTGACCCAGAGCTTAGAAAAAATATCAAGAACAATTTAGCAATGCTTACAAATGAGTTAGCTGAATAAGATAATCTCTATGAATAGATTCTCTATGAATGGATATTTATGGCGAATACTATTCGTGGACCCAAATCATCCAATGCTTGTGGATAGGACTGGCACTAGAACAATCGGCACTACTGATCCGAAGACGAAATGTATTTATATTTCGAATCGATTAAGCAGACCGATGCTAGAGCGAGTCCTCATCCATGAGATTGGACATTGCGCATTAATCAGTTTTGGACTGCTCGATGACATACATCGAATGGTTTATAAGAGGTATTGGACTGAAGCAGAAGAATGGGTCTGCAATTTTATCGCGGATTATGGGTCAAAGATATTTTCTATTGCATATTCGTTTTTAGGACAAGATGCGTTTTATTTTGTACCTTACGAAATCGAAAAAATGATGGCGTAAGGAGGTGATAAAATGGAATTTTGGGTACAGATCATCGGAGCAATTGTGGCATCAGCACTTGCATCTTCAGGTTTGTGGGCGTTTGTGCAAAAGAGAATGGATAGAAAAGATGCAAAAACTCGAATGTTGGTTGGCTTAGCACACGATCGAATTATATATCTTGGCATGGTGTATATCGAGAGAGGACACATAACACAAGACGAATACGAGAACTTGTATACTTATTTATATGAGCCTTATGCTGCTATGGGTGGAAATGGTTCTGCTAAGAAAGTGATCGAAGAAGTAGATAAGTTGCCAATACATAAGGGTTAAATGCAGGCCGTTCATTCACGGTTCATACATTTTAATGTTGAAAATGCTTGATTTACAAGGATTTCTGTTTCTGTTGAGGAAGCAGCAAGAGCTGGCAAGTTCTAAAGGATTCAGTAAAATCAATGGTTTAGAACGTATGTAGGAGTAGTAAAAAGTAGCGAATTTTGTACGGTTCATACATGATTCATATACTATTCCTACATATCGTTCATACACATTTTCCAACTCATTTTATTTTTTCGATTTCAGATTTAAGCCAGTCAATCGAACGATCTGTATAAACTTTTTCAGTAATGTCTGATATACTATGACCAACCATATATTTAATTGCATATTCATCGACATTATATTTCTTGCAAAGTGTGATGAAATGCTTGCGTCCGTCATGGGCTCTATGGTTTGGATTTAATTCTAACTGATCTCGAATTTTATCAAAGCGGTGGCGATATTTGTCATAAGTTAGCTTAAGATTACTTCGATGTGTTGCCGTATCTGCGCAATTGAAAAGATATTCACTATTCAAAGATATTGCTTCATCATATCTAGCTTTGACTAATGGACGTATTTTAGAGTGAATTGGCACGATTCGATTTTTACCGGCGTCTGTTTTCATGCCACCTCTAAACGTCCAGTTGATAATATCGACGTCTTCAATTTTTATCAAGCCTAACTCTTGCGGACGCCATCCAGAATAGCATTGTATAACGATTAAGTCTACATATGGTAAATGAATATTCTCCCAAATCTTATCCATTTCTTTATCAGTAAATATGATATGGCCATTTACATCTGGATTATCATTTGCTAAAGTAAAAGTGCGAGCATAATTCTTATCTACGATTTCATATTCTAATGCATAATCTAACATCAAATTAAATACCGATTTAATACGGCCTTTTAAGCTATTTGAAGGTGCTATATCAATGCATCCTTTAATGTGACGTGCACGCAGATCAGTCGCTCGCATATTATACACGGACGAACATCTTTTCCAAGCAGCACTGATTGAACGGAGACTGGAGGCTGATTCAATTGTTTTACTATATTCTTCCAACCATTTTTCGTATAATTCACTAACAAGAATCGTACTGTCTAAATCATATGGGTTCTTATTGTAAGTGACGAGTGCTGAATAAGCTTCGTTATATGTTTCAAAATACGAATCTGGTTTCAGCATTTTCTGTATGGGTCTACCATTTTCATTTACCCCAATTGTAACCATTGCTCTAAACGGTTTTCTCAAATTTCTATTTTTAATCTCGGTTATTTGTCCAAAGCCATTAGGTAACTTACGTCTACGTTTCTGCTTTCGAAGACGTGGAGTTTGCGATGTGAGTGGATATCCGCAGTGCGGACACATAATAGCTTTATCACTAACCGGTAAATCGCATTCTGGGCATTTAATCAACATATTTTTTAGGGCTCCTTTCTTATAACTAATAACTATATTATATAGTCAAGTGTATGAACTGTCAATTGATTCCTACATTTTAGGAGTGATTTTATGGTAAAATGTGGTAATTGTATTTGTCCAAAATGCGGTGGAGGGTTAACATATTACGATCATGTCAAACGAATTTGTATAGGAAAATATGGAGTCAAAAATTATTTGGTTTTAACAAGGTATAAATGTAAGAAATGTGGAAGCGTTCACAGAGCTATTCCAGATGATATTTTGCCTTACAAACAATATGATGCTGAAATTATCAGAGGGGTTGTTCAAGGACTGATTACAATATGGACGCTTGGATATGAAGATCATCCTTGCGAGATGACAATGGTTCGATGGATACATTCACTCAAGTTGTTTTGATATTTGTACAATCTAGCAGTATTATCAGCTTGAAAGGATGTGATCAAATGGAAAAGAAAAGTGTTCCTGTAAAAGTGGCTGCAAAAATCTATGGCAAAGATTGCTGTTGGGTACGTGCAGGACTAATTACAGGATATTTACCAATCGGGATTGCAACGAGACATGGCAAGCTAATTACAAGCCTAGACGATATGAACGGCAAATTAGGACGGATTAACTATTATATTTCTCCTAAAGCTTTGTACGAACATACTGGATACTACTGGAGAGGTGAAAAGTTATGAAGCCTGAATTGTCTAAGAAAAATGAGTACTGGTTGCCTAAGCATCGGTATTATGAGCTGAAGTATTTTTGCTTACAATATCCATATTGGAAAAGTATTTGTAACTCTATCGACAGCTATGCAAAAATAGGATATTCTGGTAAGCAGTTGAGTAAATCTAGCAGAACCGAGATTGCAGCCTCATGCCGAGATCAGTATATTCGAAGTATGAAGCTAATTGAGAAAACTGCTTATTTGACGGACAACTTGATCAGTAAATATTTGCTAATCGGAGTAACAGAAAATTTGTCATATGATTTACTGAGAACTCGATATCAGATACCATGCTGTCGAAAACATTACTATGAGTTGTATAGAAAATTCTTTTACATCCTTAGTTATTCGCAGATTTTACATTGTGTATAATGAAAGGAAAGGTGAAAAATATGTATACGACAAAAACAAATGATAGAAGGAGAGATAATTATGGAGGCGCTTATAAAGTCGTTGAAGCTATGTATTTATATGCAGACTCTAGCGGCAAACTGACATTAGATGAA